CTACCCGCGCTCGGGCGGCTCCTCCGGGATGGCAGAGAGAACCGGGTCGGGCTTCGGCGCATCCCAATGCGCGGTCGCAGCAGCCCAGCGGTCGATCTCTGCCCGGAACGCAGGATCGTCGATCCGCAGATGGAAGGTGTAGAGCCGATCCACGATCTCGCACATCAGCGCTCGCATCTCCTCGTCACCGATCCGAGAGACCTCGGACCAGGGAATACGATTGCCCTCGCCGTCGAGAACGACGATGTCGCTGCCGTCGCCCGTGAGCGAGATTGGCACTCGGCCCGCGTGCAGATCTTCAAGCCGACTGTTGCGCACGCAGATCGCCGCCATCAGTCTGGCAAGCTGCGCTGCAATCCTTTGTAGGTCGTCCGGGGTCATGGATAGAGCCTACGCCGCGATGTCAGTTGGAGCCAGAACGTATTGCGCGGGCTCAGAAACTCAGAGTGACGGTCTTGGGCGCGCCCCGCCCGACGAGGGCGGAGAGCTGGAAGATGCGGATGTCGAGCGTGTCGCCGGGGCCGAGCGGCGCGCCCCAGTCGGCGGTCTGCTGGGCGGCCGTGTAGACCACGCTGGTCGTGGACGCGCTCAGCACGCGCTTAACGACGGCGCCGTCGAGGATCTCGATCTCGTAGGCTTCCAGTTCCTCGGTCAGAGGCACCTCGAGCCCGCCCCAGCTGTCAGCCGAGAGCGCGCGGGACCGGCGCATCCAGCGGATCGTCAGATCACCGGGAACGCGTGGCGTGCGCCACGGCTGCTCCACATGGGCCACGGAGAACGGACGAAGCCCTACGCCCGCAGGCGTGAAGGATTGCGCGACATAGGTCTCGTCGCTGACCGGACGGCTCGCCGGGCCAATGCGCCAGTTCCAAGGGATGCCGAGATCGGCCTCGGCGGTGGGCAGGGACGCCAGCGCGGTGTCCAGCACGACGATCCGCGCGCCCGCAGGCGCCGGGTTACCCATCGCACCCTCGGTGCCGCGCTGGCCGCGCAGGAGCCGGGTCAGCCGATACTGACCCGGCGCCAGCAGCTCCGCCGCGCCCGCCTGCACGATCTCCCACACGCCGGGCGCACTCCCGATGGCCAGCGCGTTGGCCCCGCCGAACAGGGTGAGGTCGGTGACGCTTTCCAGCGTGCCGGTCAGCAGATCGACCACCAGCGCGTTGCCGAGGTCGAAGCGCGAGGTGGGGCCCGCATAGAAGTCCGAGACCAGCGTGCCAATCCGGGCGCGACTGCCGAACGTGGTCAACAACTCGAAGCCATCGGTCGATGGGCTGCGGAACACGGCGATCTCGCCCGGCCACGGCACGGCATGCGCCGCTGCGATGGGACGATGCGCGGGCTGGTCCTCGGTCAGCTGCGGCAGGTCCATCAGCACCGCGTCCGGCGCGCCGAATACCACGGCGCGCGTCAGCGACGCCGCGCGGGGATCGCCGGGCGGCAGGTCGTAGGTCGCCCGGTCCTGGCGCACCGCCTCGATGCCGCGCGCCTCGGCGTCGGCGATGGAGACGAGCCGCAGATCGACCAGCCGCCCGTCATGCGCGAGCCGGATCGCGTCGGCCGGATCGAGCGCGAGGCGCGAGGGCGGCAAGCGGAACGCCGCCGTCTCGCGCCCAACCCATGCCTCCATCAGCGCGCGGCGGCAGCGGCGCTCAGCCTCTTCGGGCGGCACCGCCATCGGAAAGCTCTCAGACGCGATGCGCGTCGTGTCCACCGTGATGCGCCGCGCTTCCACCAAGGCCGCGTCGTAATCCTCGTCGGCACGGGCGACCTGCCATTTCAGGGCCTGCGGCAGCTCCGTCTCCTGGCCCCGCGTCAGTTCCAGCACGTCGCCTTCGCGGGCGGCCACCAGATCGTCGGGTACGAGGGTAGCGACCGAGGCCCGGCCGCGCATGACGAAGCGGATCACGCCCTCGGTCTCGACGGCGTCGAAGCCGAAATGCCGCGACAGCGTGGTGATCGAGGCGCGCGGACTTTCCAGTGCGGTGATGGCGTAACCCTCCACCGCGCCCCAAAGCCCAGTGACGTCGATGCGGTCCTCGGGGAGCCCCGCTCGCTGGCAGAGATGGCGGACCAGCGCCGCGAGCGACACGGACCCGAGCCGTCCGGTCAGCCAGTGCCCGAGCCGCCAGTTCGCGCCGTCCGTCCAGACGTCGGTCAGTGCCGGGAAGAAGGGATAGGGTCGCGCGTCCCAGGTCCAGGCGGCGCATTCGGGGACATGCACCATCCGGCCGCCGTAGGTCGTGGACAGCGGATTGTTCGCCGCGTCGCCCCACCAGAGATAGGTCGCCTCGAGATACGCCCGCTGGATCGTATCGTCGCGCCAGCCGCGCGAGAAATGCGGCGTGAAACTCTCTGACGACTTCGGGTCGAAGAAGACGTTCGGCTGGTTCGTCCCTCGGTCGATGGCGGGACAGCCCAGTTCGGTGAACCAGATCGGCTTGGACTCGGGCGCCCATGCCGTCGGCGTTCCGACCTCCACACCGCCCGGGCGGTCGTAGTGCGGGTTCGACCACCAGGCGCGGAGATCCTTGTAGCGAAAGACCCAAGGCTTGCTGGCCGCGCCGTCGGTGATCGGGGTCCGCACCTGCCCGGTGCGATCGGCCGCGCTGGCATAGAACCAGTCGAAACCTTCGCCGCCTGCGATGTTCCCCTGCAGGTAGGCGCGGTCGTAGATCGCGGGCCAGCCTTCGGCCGCGTCGGCATGTTCGAATCCGTCGCGCCAGTCCGACAGCGGCATGTAATTGTCGATCCCGACGAAATCGATCTCCGGATCGGCCCACAGCGGATCGAGATGAAAGAACACGTCGCCGCTGCCATCGCCCGGCTGGTGCCCGAAATACTCGCTCCAGTCCGCCGCATAGCCGATCTTCGTCCCGGACCCGAGGATCGAGCGCACATCCGCGAGCAGGTCCCGATAGGCCTGCACGGCGGGATAGGTGCTGGCGCCCGAGCGGATCGTGGTCAGCCCCGGCATCTCGGTGCCGATCAGGAAGGCGTCGACCCCGCCCGCCGCCGCGCAGAGATGGGCATAGTGCAGCACCATGCGGCGCAGGCCCCAGTCACCCGATGGCCCGGTCCACGAAACCGACTGGCCCGAGACATTGAAGCTGGCAGGCGTCGCCGCGCCGAACAGCGCCGCGACCTGGCTTGCGGCCGTTGCGGTCTTGTCCACGGTCCCTGCGAACCCCGCTGCCGGAGAACAGGTGATCCGCCCCCGGCCAGGGGAATGCGGGCTGGCCCATCTCGGCGGCGTTGTCGGAATACGGGTTCGGCAGCGTGTTGCCGGGCGGGACGTCCATCAGGATGAACGGATAGAAGGTCATGCGCAGCCCGCGGGCCTTCATCTCCTGGATCGCCTGCACCACCGCGAAGTCGGACGGCGTGCCGCCATAGACGGGCCGGTCCTGGTCGTCGCGGCTGACGAGGAAGGCGTTGGCGCGGCTGACGCCATTCACCGACCAACTCGCGGGCGTCGTCGATTTGGCCGAGACCTCGACGCCCGGCCGCACCTTGCAGGAGCCCGCGCGCAGGTCGTCGCCGAACCAGGCGACGACGAGGCTGACGCTCTCGACCGCAGGGGCCATCGCCTGCAGCCGGTCCAGCGCCTCGACCATATCAGTGGAGTCGGCGAGCGCGTTCAGGTTCTCGGGCACCGTCGCGCCGCCATCGGTCTTGCGGATCGCCTGCGTGGCGTAGGTGAACTCGCCCGAGGCCGGGATCATGGTGACGGCCCGGGTCAGCCCCTCGGCGGTGTCGGGATCGGCGAGCGGGCGGAACACCTCGAAGGAGAGCTGCGGCAGGCGGTTGCCGTAGGTCGAGAGCGCCAGTTCCTCGAAGACGACATAGGCCGTGCCGCGATAGGCGGGCGTGCTGGCCGCGCCCATCCTCGCGGCGATGACCGGATCGGCAGACTGTGCTTCGTCGCCCGGATACCAGCGCCAGGTGACGCCGGAGAGGTCCATCGGCTTGCCGTCGGCCCAGATGCGGCCGATGCCGGTGATCGGTCCCTCGCAAAGCGCCACGGCGAAGGAGGCGTAGTACAGATACTCGGTGGTCTTGACCTTGCCGCCCCCGCCGCCCTTGCCGCCGCCCTGCGTGGTGGTCTTCGTTTCCTCGCGGAAATCGGTCGCCCAGATGATGTTGCCGCCCATGCGCATGCGCCCGTAGAGCCGCGGGATGACCGCGCCCTCGGTGGCGGATGTGATGCGCAACGTGTCGAGCCGCGCGCCCTCGATGCGCTGCGTGGGCGCCAACGACGAGATGATCCAGCTGTCGACCACCGAGCCGATGCTGGAGCCGATGAAGCCGCCGATGGTGGCTGCACTGACGCCAAGGATCGCGCCGCCGATCGAACCGCCAATGGCGGCGCCGGCGGCACCGAGAACGAGGGTGGCCATGTCGGGGTCTCAGCGTTGCGGGAACAGGAAGGCGAAGGCGATGCGCCGCCGCCAGGATGGGGTAAGCGGTTCCTCGATCACGCCGAGCTGCTCGTAGGCATGCAGGAAGGTGTCGGGCCCGGTCAGGATACCGACATGCTTGGCGATGGCGCGCGGCCTCATGCGGAAGAGCACCAGCGCGCCGGGATCGGCCTCGGCGGGCGACACCTCGATCATCATCCGTCGCGCGCCCTCGGCCAGCACCTCGCGCGGACCCGTCTCGCCCCAGTCGCGGCTGTAGGGCGGGATTGGGAATGGCTCGGGGCCGACGATCTCGCGCCAGACGCCCCGGGCGAGCCCGAGGCAGTCACAACCGACACCGCGTAGGCTGGCCTGGTCGTGGTACGGCGTGCCGAGCCAGGCGCGCGCGATGGATGTGACGCGGGTGGGATCGGCGTTCACAACACAGACCCCTCGTGCCCGCCGTCCTTCGTGGCGTAGCGGAGAACCGCGTCTTGGCCGGGGATATGCGGGAAACCCCGGAAGTTGGCGGTATTCGCGAACTTCGCGCCGCAGGTTTGCATGCGCTTGTCGCAGCCCGCACGGATGGTGAAGGCTTCGCCCTCCGTGATCGCGCGCACCGGCGCTTCGAGCAGGGTCAGCACCGCAATGCCGTCCGTCACGTCATGGCCCAAAACCTCGGTGCGTCGCCCGGCATTCGCGCCGCTGGTCCAGTCCAGCGTGCCGAACGTGAACCAGCCGGAGGCGAAGCCGCCGAGACCCGAGGCGGTGAAGGCCCGGTCGCGCAGGAGATCGATGACGGCGCCCACCCCCTTGAATGCGGGGTCCTCCAGATCGACGCCGCAGCGCGCATCGCCGAGCGCGGCGTCGCAGGTCGCTTGGAAGGTTCGCCCCACAGTCTGGCCGAGGACGTGGGCGAGCGAGCGGACCTCCGCGACGAAGGCCAGCCGCCCGCGCCGGATCTGGCCGATGGCCCCGCGCCGCATCAGCACGCGCTGGCTCGTACCCGCCCAGTTCACACGCCAGACCTCGACCTCGGCGTTGTCCCAGCGGCCGTCGAGGATGTCGGTCTCGGTGATCCGGTCCGAGGTCAGCACGCCCTCGGCGTCCTGCGCATCGACCGACAGGTCCGAGCCCGAGCGGACTTCGGAGGCCGTCAGCCCGCTCTCGGGTTCGAAGTCCGTGCCGTCGATGCTCAGCGTCCGGTCGTGATCGGTGAAGCCGAAGGTGACACCGTCGGCCCGGGTGATCCGCCAGCACCAGGCAAGCGTCGTCGTGCCCTCGTCGAGATGGGCCTGCAGGGCGGACGAGAGGGATTTCATCGGCAGGTTCCCGTCATGCGGTCGTCCAGATCGGCGATCCAGTCCGCCCAGTCCGGCGGAACCTCCGCTACGGTCTCGGCAGGCGGCCGGGCGAGCCGCGCCTCGGCGTAGGAGGCGCAGCCGGCATCACCACCGACCATCGTTGCGGCGCAGCCGGTCAGCAGGATCGCCAGCGCCGCGGCCGTCGCGAACCGCGTCACGCCCCCGCTCGACACGCTTGTTCTTGTCTTCCATCGCATCGCGTTCCGCCTCCCGTTTGCCAGCGTGCTCCCCTTCCGCGCGCCCCCAGACCCGGCCGAGGACGACGCCGCCGACCGCGACCAGAGCCGCGACCAGCCAGATCAGAAGTTCAGCCATCGTCCCGCTCCCCGCGTGCGGCGGCGACACAGAGGGCGACGACGAAGACACCGAGGCAGCCGCCAACGACCAGACCTGCGAGGAACTCAAGCATCGCCGCGGAACCCGCGCTCGATCCGGTCGCGCAGGCCGATCAGACCGAGACCGAGGAACATCAATCCCGCCGGCGAGGCGTCGCCGCTGCCGGCGAGCAGCGCGACGAGACGGGACAGTTCGCCGAGCGGCCCGGTGGCGGGCAGCGCGAGGGAGGCGATGCCGGTGAGCATGGCGAGAAGTCCCGCCCACCAGGTGAGCGAGTTGGGTCGGACGTAGCGCATGAGTCAGGCCCTCCGGATCAGGGTGGAGAAGAAGGCGGCCAGCCGGGCGAGCCAGCCGTTCGGCGCGGTGCGTGAAGGAGCGAGGACCGGAGGCGTCGGCGACGGCCCGCGAGCCAAGGCCAGAGCCTCATCCTCGGTCAGGCGACGGATCGGTCGCGAGAAGTCCACCCGGCCCGTGCGATCCACGGACCAGACCGGGATCGTGCCGCCGGGATAGCGGCCATGGCGGAACAGGGCGCGCTCCGACTCCCGGCGGGGGATGATGGAGGCCGGTCGCCGCCAGTTCAGAAACGCGTCGGCGGCTGCAACGCGATTGCCGGCATTGAGGTGGCGGGTCAGCGCAGCCTTGGCGATGCCGCCGGTGTTGTAGTGGAAGCTGACCAGCGCATCGAATTCATGCGGCGCCAGCGGCACCTTCACGGCGCGCAGGACGGCGGCCTCGTAGCGCAAGAGGTCCGCCCGGAAGACCCGGAACGCCTCGCGGATCCCGGCGTCGAGATCGGCGGGCATGCCGCGCGGCATGGTGGTTGGATCGGGTGGACCGGCCGCGGCGGTGTGGCCGATGCCGAAGGTCCAGATCTGTTTCACATCGAGATAGGGTCCGGGCACGAGTCCTTCGTGCCGGACGAGGGCCAGCAGGCCCCGGTCGGTCATGTGCATGGGATTACCGGAGAAGCGAGAGGACCAGGATCAGCGCGGCGACGGCGAGGCCGATGCGCAGACGATGGGCGAAGGCCTGCCGAGGGTCGGCAGGGTCGCAGCGGAGGGAGCGTGCGAGGCGGAGAAGGTCATTCATCGCCGTCGCCTTCGTTGGCGCTGCGAAGGCGGGCGAGCAGCATCTCGATGAACGCCGGCCCGAAGACGCCCACGAGATAGGCGGCCGAGCCTGCTGCGCCGCCCGCCGGGATCGCCTCGGGTGGCAGGCTGAGCCAGGCGGTGATCACGGCCATGGAAAGGCTGCCCATCCCGGCCGCGATCAGGCCGCCAAGGAGGATGTGCCGGAGCGCGTCGCGCAGGCGCATCTTCGTGGTCAGCGCATTCGTCGCGCCCCCGAGCGCGCCCCAGGCGGCGAGGATCACCGCAGTGGACGTGGCGAGTTCCTTCAGGATCTCAGCAATAAAGCGGGATTCATCGTTCATCGGCGCAGTTCCAGAAGCGGAATGGTGGTGATCGAGCCGAGCCGCTCGAGGTCGAGCGTCACGTCGAGCGCATCGGTGTCGAAGCGGACCGGCACGTCGAATTCGAAGCCGGCTGTGATCGCGACGCCAGCACCCGGCGCCGCGCTGAAGCTGACGAGGCCCGTCGTACTATCGACCGACCAGCCGGAGAGCTGCTCGACCCCGCCGAGCGCGATGCGCATGGTGCCCGCCACCGGCTTGGCGATGGCGCGCGTCCAGGATTGCGCGCCGGAGGCGTAGTGCTTCACCAACTGGAAGGCGGTCGTCGTGCCATCGCCGGTGCCGATCACCTGGTCGGTCGGCGATGGCGTGCCCGAAGGCAGGCAGGATTTGTGATCGCCCCAGTCCTTGAACCGGAAGCCGTGGAGCCGCCCGTTGCGCGCCTCGAAGAAGGCGACCACGGCGGCGAGATCGTCCGCGCGGCGGATGCCATAGGCGATGTCATAGCGGCGGCGCGAATTCGCCCAGCTGGCGTTGCGCTCCTCGTCGCCCGAGGCAAGCTCGACGATCTGCGTGCGCCGCTCAGGCCCGCCGCGCGCACCCCGGCTGATGTTGTCGGGAAAGCGGACCTCGTGAAACGCCATCACATGCCCCGCCGCCCGAGCGAGACCGCACGGGCAATGTCGGCCGCCACCTGCGTACGGGACTGCCGGAAGCTTTCGGCGTCGCGGGCCATGATGGTGACGCTGACGCCACCGCCCGCGCCGTAGCTCTGCGCCTCACGCCGCGACAGCACCCGCTCGCCGCGCTGCAGGATGGCTGGCACCTCGTCGTGGCGGAGGCCCGCCATGCCGCCGCCATGCATCCGGGGCGCGGCGGCGAAGGCCATGGCCGGGACCATGCGCGAGGGTCCCGCGGCCCCCACCATCCCGCCCGTATGCAGGACGTTGGCGAAGATCCCGCCCGCGCCGGAGAACACGCCCGAGAGCGCGTTGGCGATCGGCCCGAGGATGAACCGCCGCGCCGCGAGCTGGGCGAGATCGGCCAGCAGCGAGGTTACGAGATCGCGGAAGTTCAGCTTGCCAGTCTTCACGAACTGGCCGACGGCGTTCTCCGCCGACTGGAAGGCGCCGACGAGGCTCTGGCCGATATCGCCGCCGATCTCGCGGGCCTTGCTGGCGTAGTCCGACAGCGCCGCCGTGACCGCCTGCCAGCCGGTGACGGCCGCCTCGGTGTCGGGCTCCGCTGCAGCGGCGGCGGCTTCGGCCGCCACACCGGCGCCCGTCGCGGCGCGTCCGGCATCGCCGAGCGCCGTCTCCAGTCGCTCGGCTGCACCGGTGGCCTCGGTCAGCGCATCCGCGCTCGCCTCATCGGTGCCGCGCACGGCATCGCGCAGGGCCTGCCAGCTTTCGAGGGGCGCGCGAGCACCTTCGGCCAGATCGCGTGCGGCCCCGCGATACAGGTTCGCGGACCCGAGCGCCCTGTTCGCCGCCTCGGTCAGACCGAGATCGGGCGCGGAGAGCGGGTTGTCCTCGAAGGCCCGGTC